TTTCCCTGGATTCAGCATTCCGCATATCGCCTACCCTCTGGTCTGTAGGTCCAGGGCAGGGTACATCTTCTTTTGGAACATCTGGTATGTCTAAATTAGGTTGAGGTGTTTCTAATTCTGGAGGTGGAGCTACAGGAGGAACTGATTGTTCCTGTACATACACCAGATTCTCTGGTTGATAATCCATAGGTTCAAACCAAGGAACAGAACCATCACACATGACACGAGATCCTCGTTCATCTTGATTGACAAGTTCTATAGAATTTTTATTAGCAGGATTATATTTAACACAACCTGGAACATCAACTATTGGAGAACCAATTTGTAATGTTACAGGTGGAGTTTGAGGTATTGAGAAATTTATATTAGGTAGAGGGATTGAATTAATCCCTATGTAATTTATTCCAATAGTCTGTATCTCAGACACTAACAGTCTTGGAAGTCTCTAGCCATTTGACCACCTATCTCTGCACCTTGTTTCTGTCCAAACATATTAAAGAATCCAGCTACCAACCATCCAACATATGGTATCTCTGTAAGAGCAGGAGTTATAGGAGCAGTAATACTGGCTGCTGCAAGCTTCCCTGTAGCCTCTCCAGAGCCTTCTGCCTTGATACATGCAATCTGTTTCTCAGTTAGTTCAGAGCTCTCTGAGACGCTTCCAGAGCCTCCTCCTGCTACTGACTGTTCATATGTCTTTAGTTCTGCTTTACCTAGACCAAGAAAACCTGCTGGTTTATCAACATGTTTCTCAGTTTCAATTATCTTTGGTGAATGAGATTTATATCTGATGGTATATCCTTTCTCTGTAACACTTGCTATGTAACTTGTATAAGGTCCTACAGGTAAATTTATTAAAGGTAAACTACTTTTTCTATTAACTGTTGACTGTATCAAAGCAAGATGAGACAGTCCAAATAATATTCCTAAAGAACCTATAAATATTTTCCTCGATCTAGATGGTCTCTGACTATACATTATTCATATTATATATACCTATTCTACTGTTATTTTATAAACTAACCAGTCTAACCTGTTATTTCCATAAGTGTAAAAGTTGAAACGTGCCTACCTCCAACAGAAGAATTACTATCATCATTTGAACGATTTATAAAAATAGTTCGATTATTATCATTTGTAAAAAATATTTTGTAGGTTGTTGCAGATGTTGTAGCTGGCGAATCTACACCAATAAATGTAGCTACATCAGCTTGGTTTCCATCTCCTACTAAACCTAAACCAGCACTTGATCGCTGTCTATTACTAGCAGCATCACCTAAAAGTATTTGAGTACTATCTCTTTTTAATCTCATTTTATATGTTGTTTGAGTTGCACCATAGGTCAATGAAATCATTATTAAAATTTTGCTGGAATTACTTGAAGGAGTAATTGTTGGCTGAAAGCCTGTAAATTCTACTTCTGACCCATTAGATGTAAAAGAGGCAGTATCAGTTTTTGTCAATGTCACAGTTTGAATTATTCCACCGCCAGAAGCACCAGCTGGTAAACCACCCACAGGAACAATTGAATTGACTTTAAGTTGACTCATAATTAACTAGGCTCCGTTGGAAAAGTAACTGATGTCATATCTAAATAACCATCAGTAATTTTTGGTGTTGCCGATGCTGGTAAATCTCTTAATGCCTGACGGTAAGTTTTCCAGGCATCAGACATTGTTAGATCTGAATTAGCTCTCCAATCACAAGCTGCTAACCTTCTATCTCTTTCTATTCTCAAAAGCTTCATTGGCTTTTCATTATCAAGTCTTATTATTTCAGCTTCAACCTGTTCCTTTGTTGGTTGTGGCTCTGAATTTAACCATTGAATTTGATCATAGTCATTATTTCTACACTTAAATTCAACTTTAGGTGAAAGTGACATTATGGCAGTAGTAACAGAAGTCATAGCACTATCTCCTGTGCAATTAAAATAGTTGGAGTTCTTGAACTATATGTGACATCTCCATCTTCACTTTGTCCTATAAATATTGAACCACTACCATTCACTTCTCTTCTATAATCAAATCCATAAGTCTGTGTAGAAGTAGTTCCAGGATCATCAAAACCAAATAAGTGCATCACATAAACATCATTACCATCGGAGCCATTGTTTGGTCTTGCGACATAATCAACTCTATGCCTGTTACCACTGGCAGCAGTGCTAGTGATGTGGGCAGCAGAGCCAGATGTAAAATTCTGTATTCTTGCCATGAAGATTGTATTATTAGATCCATTCATTGTTCCAGCAGTGGTAATACTTAAAACTATTCTGTTAGCTGAATTTACTGGAGTAATTTGTATCCTGTAATCAGAATCAACTTCAGTAAAACTAGTCGCATTAAGACTTGCCACTGTATCAACTTTATTAATTACTGTTTGAATTACGTTGCCTTTATCTTTTACAATAAGCTCTTGTCCAGCTACGTCTGTAAGTTTGTCAACTTTTAATGTACTCATGGCTTAGGATATTTAGCTTTAACAGCAGCAACGTGATCTTTCCATGTAGTTGTTCCATTCACACTGTCCCAATACTGCATGTCTAATTGTTGAGCCAATGGTAAATATATTGTGTCTGTTGTACCGGCCTCGCCTGTTCTTTGTTTTTGATATAAAGTTGCAGCAGCTTCAGCATTTAGTGCTGCTCTCGCACTGTCAATCTTGCTCTGGTCGAGAATTACTGACTTACCATCTTTGTCAAAAGCACCTAATCCATCATCGATAGAGACTACCGTTCCTGGGTACGCTTTATAAATTGCCTCATGGTCTAATGACATATTTAAGAATCCTTTATTTATATAGTTATTTTAAGGGGACTAAACATTTGAGAATAATTATGCTGACACCTCCATAGCTGTTAAAACAGAAGCACCTCTTGAATATTTTGAGTTGTCGTTTGAACTAGGCATACGATTTATATAGAAAGTTCTACTAACTCCAGATGTGTGTCTAAAAACAAGATTATAAGTTACTGCATTTGTTGTAGCTGGAGAATCTAAAAAATTAATAGGAATACTTGTTAAAACATAGTCATTAGTATAATTACCTGCGGTTACTCTACTTCTACTACCATCAGCATCTCCCCTTGCAGCATTTAAAGCACTTCCATCTCTGTTAATAAAATATTTAACATCTTGCTCACCACCTGATAAAGAACAGCTTACAAAGCCTGTTAAAAGAATTTTACTAGAATTACTTGTAGGAGTTATGCTAACTGAAAAAGATGTATAATCATGCTCTCCACCAGAAGATATAGAGAATGAAGCTGTATCATTCTTAACTGTTGATTTAGTTTGGATTATCCCACCACCACCGCCTGTTGGAACTCCAGATACTGGTATTATGCTGTTAACTTTTAATGTACTCATAATGTTATTTTATCAGTGTTATTTTTTGACTAAACAATTGTGTAAGTCTCGCTTGCACCGACGGTGACGGTGACTCCATTATTTATAGTAATTGGTCCAAAGCTACCAGCATTTTTACCATTGGTTATGGTGTAATCTTGTGTTATGTTCTGACCATTTTCGTAGAAAATCTCATCACTTCCACCACCTGTTGCTCCAGCTTCAATATTAGTAAGATTTGATCCATCAATTGCAGGTAAAACACCTGTTAAATTAGCTGCTGGTAAGTTTGTTAAACTTGATCCATTTCCAGAAACTGAAGTAGCTGTAATAGCACCTACAGATAAACTAGTTACTGTAAGTAATCCAGTTGAAGAGTTAAATGTTATATTACTTCCTGTTTTAGGAGATAAATTACCTGATGCACCTGTAGTAAATACAGGAAAACAAGTGGTATCAGATGATTCATCACCAACTGAAATAGTTGTTGCTACCGCTGCTGTTCCAGAAGTATCTTGGTTTCCTGCAATATTAACACCTGGAAGATTTATACTTGCTGATCCATCAAAGTTGACACCTCCAATAGCTCTGGCTGTTGTTAATGTTGCAGCTGATCCTGTGGTATTTTGATTAAGAGTAGCTACCCTCGCTGCAGCTATAGTTCCTGAAGATATATTTGATGCATTTAAAGATGTTAAAGAAGCACCTGAACCACTAAATCCTGTGGCTGTAAGTAATCCGGATGAAGAATTGAATGCTAAATTAGATCCACTTTTAGGACCTAAATCACCCGTTGCTGCTGTAACAAATAAAGGAAAACAAGTAGTATCAGATGATTCATCAGCAACTGTAACTGCTGTGGCTGTTGATACTGACCCGAATGAAAGTACACCTGCACCATCTGTGACAAGAGCTTGTCCACTACTACCTTGACTTGAAGGGAAAGTTGCAATTTTAGTTCCGTTAGAAACAATAGAAACTAATCCACTACCACTTCTGAATATTCCTGTGTCGGTGTCCGTGGTAAAACTGATACTGGGAACCTGGACTGTACCGTCAGGAAATGTCCCACCAGCATTAACATAATCTGCACCTGCATAGATTACACCGAAGAATGCATGCCCACCGGTAGGAGCAGAACTGAATACAATATTTGTTCCTAGTATTTTAAATCCAGTAGAACCTGTAGGATCTGGTTCCTGGATAACTCCATTTATTGATATTAATAACTGTTGTGCAAGTTTTGGAAAAGGAACAGGTGCTGATCCTGAAACCTGCAAAGCAAATGAAGTTTCACTACCGTTAAAACCACTCGATATATCATCTATGATTTTATAATCTTCATTACTTCTTATATCATTTCCTATATAAGGCATAGGTAATCAACTACAATATTCTTTTTTCTCTCCTTATTTTAAGGTCAGTAATCTTTAGAATTACTAAGTATTAGGTCCTGCAGTAGATGGCTGTGTTGGCCATACAACATCATCAGAAGTCTTATCTTTATAAGTCTGAGGAAGATCTCTAAGAATCTGTCTGTATGCAGCCCATTGAGCCTGATCTATTGTTGTATCTGGATTCATAGTCCAATCACTGGACTTTAATAAATAATTTCTTTTCTTTCTAACATTCTCCCAAGTATCATCTTCTAGTTCTAATACTTTATGTTCATTTATTTTTTCATCTAAAGAAGCAACTTCAGCCTTAAGAATTTCAAACTTAATAAGTAAATTAGTGAGATCAATATTCTGTGTTAAAGCCATTTTATGTCTGTTCTAGATAACTCACTGAAGCATCCAAAGCATTAGCTGTGTTTGAAGTTATTTGCAAGACATCACTTGATTCCAAAATTATTTTTGATCCACTGATTATTTCTAATGATGATCCACCTGGAACTGGAGCATTTTTAATTAAAAATACATTATCTCCACTGTTTTTGTTTACAAAAACATCAACCTGAGCACTTGCTGCTGTTTTATTTGCAATCAAAATACTTAAAATAACTAAAGTTGCAGAACCTCCTGCAGTGACTACGTTGTTTCCTGAAGTGCTTACTGAAGATTTAGTATCAATCTTAAAAGTGTTTGCCATATTATCCTAAAGCCAGTATGAGAGCGATTTGATTACTACTATCTAATTCTCCAGTGACAACTAGATTTCCTGCGAGAATCATGTTTCCACTGGGAACTGAAACTGTACCTGATGAATCTATTGTAAGCCTTGCAACTCCTCCAGTTACTAGCTGTATTTGATCCTGTCCTGTACTCATTATTCCAGTATCTGGATCATTAACAAACTTTAATGCACAGCTGGATAATGATCCTAATGACAAATTGGAATTACTAAAATCTTCTCTTAATAAAGGAAATCCACCTGCTGTAGTTGCATCGTGAATACAAAGTACTTTCTTTTCAGTATCTACAGTTACTTCACCGACTGCTCCTGTGAAAGCAGAATGTTCACCGGTTGTTCCTCTTCTAAATTGTACTTGGGTTGCCATACTACTATTTTAAATTAAACAACTGTGTAAGTCTCACCTGCTCCGACAGTGACAGTTACACCACTGTTAATAGTTATAGGACCAGCAGACATAGCGTTTTTACCATTTGTTATGGTATAGTTCGTTGTCACATTTTGACCATTTTCATAAAAGATTTGGTCACTTCCTCCACCTGTCGCTCCGGCAGATATGCCTGTTAAGTTTGCTCCACTAACTGCTGGTAGAGTTGCAGGAAATCTTGCATCAGGAATTGTTCCTGAAGATAAATTACTTGCATTTAATGAGTTAATAATAGATGATGTAACATAGCCAGCACCATTACTTATCTGGTTATTATTAGTTACATTTGTAGCACCGGAAGCAATGCCATCCAACTTACTATGATCTGAGTCTGTAAAATTATTATCTGTTTGAGAAGCAACAACAAAATCAATAGTGCCATCACCATCTTGATATGTAACTGTAATCCCTGTCTCGGTATTTCCAGAAAGCATGCCACCGACAATATCTTGAACTTGCTCGTTTGTTAAAGTTGAAGTTATATATCCAGCACCGTTTGTAAGCTGATTGTTATTAGTGACATTTGTAGCTCCAGCAGCTATACCATCTAGTTTATTTTTTAAAGTAGTTGTAAAATTCTGATCTGTTTGAGAAGCTACAACAAAATCTAATGTGCCATCTCCATCCTGATATGTAACAGAAATACCAGTTTCCGTATTTCCAGAAACCATACCACCAACAATATCTTGAACCTGTTCATTGGTAAGAGTTGCAGTTATAAAACCAGCACCATTAGTTAACTGGTTTGTATTAGTTACGTTTGTAGCTCCAGCAGCTATACCATCTAATTTATCGTGATGTGCCACAGACATTACACCAGCAGCAGAACCAGATGCTTCACTTATTGTGGCATTATCTCCTGTGCTGCTCGTTACTGTGACAGCTGTTGTTGATGTTGAAACACCTAGGTTTGTAGTTGTAGTAACTGAATTTGTAGAAACAGCTGTGACAAATCCTCTTGCATCTACTGTTATTGACGGAATTGCTGTGGCAGAACCATAAGAACCAGCACTGACACCTGAGTTTGGAATACTTAAGGTAACAGCACCAGAATTACCTCCACCTGATAAACCAGCTCCTGCAGTAACTGCTGTGATATCACCTTGTGGTAGAGCTGCTATTTCTGCATCTACATATGCTTTAATTGATTGCTGAGATGCAACTTTAGTGGCTGAATTACTAGCCATGTCGTCTTCATCTAAGAAAGCAGTACCACTCAATCCTGTATTTAAAACAGGACTTGTTAAAGTTTTATTTGTTAATGTCTGAGATGCTGCTAAGACAACTAAAGTATCATTAGCGTCTGGAACAGTTAATGTTCTTGTAGTACTTCCAGATATTCCTGAGCACTCAAAAGCAAGTTGTTTTGTATTATCTGAATTATCTCTGATTCTGAATCCACTATCATTAGTTATTACTGCAGTGGAGGTTACAGAACTTAGGCCAGCAAGTGTCGTGCTACTATTGCCCAAGGCAATAGCAGTGCTACCAACAGTAACAGAACTGTTTGCCAGCTGGGAGTTAGGGATAGCATTGGTTGAGAATTCTCCTGTACCTGAGTTATAAGTCAATCCTGATCCAGAAGCAATACTTAATGTGCTTAACAACGCAACTGTTCCTGTTGCATTGGGTAAAGTTATTGTTTTATCTGAACCAGAAGCGTCAGCTGCTGTAAGTATTATCTCATTAGCATCAGCTGTAGAGCCTTCAAATGTAATATTTCCACTTTCAAGTGTTATGGAATTAGCACTATCGAGTGAACCTGAACCAGAAACTATTTTGGTGGACTGTATAGAACTAAAACCGTGGAATTGTGTTGCACCTCCTCCTAGTTCAACTGTGGTACTACCGATAAGAAATGAATCATTAGCTAAATTACTGTTACTGATTGAAGATCCAGTTGTTAATACAATTCCTGAATTATCAGGTAATGTTATTGTTCTATCTGCAGTTGGATCTGTAACTTGTAAAGATGTCTCAAAAAGGTTTGCTGTAGAACCTTCAAATAATATTTGTCCTGATTTAAGAGTAATGCTATTTGTTTGACCTTCAGCAAATACACTAAATTCAGAAGATGTTACTGAATTTAATCCACTAATATCAGTAGCTGTACCTCCAAGGGCTATTGCAGTTCCCCCAATAGTTACATCATCATTTGCTAACTGAGAATTAGGTATTGCACTAGTTCCGAACTCTCCAGTTGAACTATTGTATGTAAGCCCTGATCCAGAGGCTATACTTAGTAAACCTCTTATATCTGAGTTAGAGGGGCCTGTATAAGTTATTACACCAGTTGAACTATTGTATGCAAGACTTCCTAAACCTCCTGCATCTGTTACCGATACAGCTGCTCTAGCCCTGGTATTTGTAAAATATAGATTAGTATTCTCACTAAGGTCGGCTGTAGTATTACCA